CAACCTCAAGGCCAAGGAAGTGATCGAGCCAGCGAAGAACCCGCATTGGCAGGAAGTCGTCGGTGTGGTCGAAGCCGCCGAGAAGAACACCAACGTGGTCGATGCCGCGGAGGTCTCGCTCCGTGAAGTCAGCAAGCTGGTTCGTGCGATCAAAAGCCCGGACGATGTCACGGCGCTGGCTGACGCTCTCGAGAATATCGCCGGCCGTTACGGCATGGCGGTTGTTCGCGGCAACGAGACCTACGGCGGACAGACCCGCGTGGTCGGCAAGGTCTGAGTCCACTAAAAAACGGCAGGTAAGCTTCTGGGAGCTTCCCTGCCGTTCTCTTCGCATCGGGTCCCGTCTTTTAAACGGGTTGACCCGGGACGTCCGTCCTGCGCGAAGCTCAGTCTTCCTTCGGGGCTTTCTTCTTGCCCTTGCCCGACTTGTTCTCGGGCGCAGCGCCGGCCGACTTCGTCTTGGTCTTGCCCTTGGGCTCATCCTTGACTTCCGCCTTACCGCCGCCCTTGAGCTTCTTCAGCACCTCCGCATATTCGCCCTTGGTCTTCCAAGCATACTGGCCTTCGGTCTTCTCGACCTGGGCGGCGCGCAGCTTGGTGCGAACGATGTGGGGCTCGACGCCAAGGTCTTCTGCAAGCTTGGCAACGTTGAACTCGCTCATGATACATTCTCCAATTCTAACTGTTTAAGGACAGGTTTTATCTTTCGCAGTTTGGACTTTATACGAGAATGGATCTTAGTGTCAATAGAGCTTTTTACAACCAACAAGTGTATCCGGACCCGGTTAACTTGGCCCCTCCTGTGGACACGACTTATTAACTGATCGAAGCTGATGCTCGACCACTCAGCCGAGTAGACAATGACCGTTCGTGCGTTGAATAGATCAATGCCTACGCCGCCGGCTCTGACCTGACATATGAGAACATCGATCTCTCCACGCTGGAAGCGTTCCTGCACGGCGCCTTTGTTTTTGGTCTTGCCTGTGTAGCACTCGACGCGTAATCCAGCTTTGAATACCTCGCCCACAAGCTCCTGTATCTCAGGCGCGTACCGGCAGAAGACAACCACAGGATGATGGCTGTCTCGGATTATGCCCGCTGTGCGTGCAATCTTCGTATCATGCAACCAGTAGTAGCCTTTCTCGCCTAGGATGAAGCCTCCGCATATCTGAGCGAGCTTAACGTCGCGCGTGATCGTCAGCGGGGCTCGGATTTTTTCGCCGGAGGGTACCCGCACGATTTGGCGATCACGCATTTCTCGGTAAACCTCGAGCGCCTTAGGCGGCATTTGCAGGTCGTGTCGGATGACCCTATAAGGCGGCAGATCGAGCGCTTCTTTCGTTACGCGGATGCACCATGGCTCAATGGCTTTCATGAAGCGTTTCATGCGATCCTCTCGGAACACTCGCTTCTTTCCCATCCACCCACTGGCGTAGGTATATCGACGTTTGAACGTAGCCCATTTATCCCCGAACACCTGTGGGCGTATGAAGCGCAGCTGAGCCCATGCGTCAATCGGCGACTGCTCGAATGGTGTGCCACTGAGGCCTAGCTTGTAGTCGGCGAAGTTCCTCAGGCGCGATGCCCAGCGTGATGATGTATTGCCGCGCGCTTTGAGCCGCTGGCATTCGTCAATGGCAATGAACGTCCATCGGTGTGTCTTTCCGAAGCGTTGCAATTTGCTGACGAGCTTAGCCACCTCTTCGTAGTGCAGGAGAAGCAACCGTGGCCCACTAAGTTTTTTGAATTGCTCCCAGTCCGATGTGGCAGCCAGGTTGAGGTGTGGCAGCAGTTTACGCCATGTGGTTTCTTTGTTGTTTTTCTGGCACACTATGATCCCACAGAAGTCGGGTCTCCGTTCGACGAGTTCCTCGATCACTGCGAGGGTTATCCACGTTTTTCCCGTTCCCTGTTCGGCGAATAGTCCGATGGTCTTTCTCTCGATTACCACTCGTGCGGCTTGCGTTTGCTGTTGGTCCAATCGGCTTGCAAAATAACCCAACGTTTCTCTCCGCCTGTCCCACTGTGGTAACCCATATCCCGAGTCCGCCCGCGGCGGTTATCTGCGCCAACTGATCGAGCTGGTTCTCTCGAGGTTGCTTGCCTGGCATCTTGACTTCGATGCCGAAGAACATTCCTTGGCATATCCCGAATATGTCGGGGATGCCGGACTCCTGATATTCGTTGCCGTGTATCTTCCACCACTTGCCGCCGAAACGCCGGCGCAGCCTTTTCAGGATACGCCGGACGAGCCGTCCCTCTGGCTGTTTAGCCATTCTCCACCGGATCATTCCAAGGATTGAGATCTTTACGTACCTGGGCTATAGCTAGCTCCAAGTCCTTGAGCTCCTCGATTAACCGTTCCTTGGGTGTTCGCGCGCCGGGCATCGTGGCAAATGCGTCACCTTCTAGACCGAAGCGACCTATCTTGGAAAGCTCCTTTATCACCTCGGCACATTCTTCCGCGAGATGCCATCGACGTTCAATCTCATTACGAGGAAGAAACTTAGGGTTCATCAGTCGGGATACTTCCGATGTGGCCAATTCTCCATCGCTTCGGCCAGCTCACGTGCTTCCTTGACCTTCGCCGGCGGGCAATCGTTATCCTCTGCCCAGTTCGCCCATACACGAACGAGTCTTGCAGAGAGTTTGTCCTGAGCGCGCAGGATGAACACCGGCTCATCCGGTGCCGCTTTGCCGAGGCATCCTTCGCCGACCACTGCGGCATTCAATTCGTCAATCTTCATTCCCATTAATCTTCTCCTGTGGTTAAAAAGAAAAGGGACGCGGGTCTGCCGAACCGCGCCCCTTCCACACCTTGGCCTCAGTAGTTAACGCCTTGGCGCCCAGTGTTACAGCAGGCCTTCTTCCTTCGCGGCCTTGATCACAGCTTTACGTTGCTTCTGCAACGTCTTCAGCTTCTTGAAGTTAATGTCCCAGTCGTGAGTCGACGCCAGGTCCTCGAGCTCCGCCTGCGTCATCTCGTTTATCTCGTCTTCGTCGAGCTCTTCCTCGTCAGCGTCTTCCGCCTCGTCTTCGTCTTCGTCCTCGTCGGCGTCCTCGGCTTCGTCTTCATCCTCATCTTCGTCGGCGGCGTCATCGCCGAAGCCGACCACGACGGACTGCTTCCGCCCTTCGTAGACTTCATGGTCGATCTGGATGGTCAGCTCTTCGTCGATGACCGCGTCCATATCCAGCTCGAATTCGCCCTTGGGAATTTTGTAGCCGATGGCGGCGAGCACGGATTTGATGTTGAACAGAGCTGCTGGCGCAAGCGAGGTATAGTACGGCTTGGGCTGTTGGCCCTTGGCTTTTCCCTTGGTGATCTCGAAGGTCCATTTGAAGTAGGGGTGTTCGTCACCCTCGCCCGGTTCAACGGCCTTGACCTTGGCAGTGTGAGCGCCGGCGGGAATGACCATCCGCGCCTGGACGTCCTTCAGCGAAGGAATAATGATCTTGTTGGACTTCTTAGATTTTTTGGCACGTGCCATGGTTACTTGCCCTTTGCAAGGTTGGAGATCAGTTCATAGGTGGGATTAGCCACAAAGTCCGGCATGACAATCGACTTGGGCTTCCGAGCCTTAGTGATGTACACCGGGTTAGGGCCTACGCGCATACAATATTCCGCAATTCGTTTCTTGCGCAACTTGTTTTTTACTATGCGCGTCCGAATGAAGGTATGGCCAATAAACGAGCTGGCAGAACAAACCAGAGTGGCCATACTCTTCATAACAGCGGGCCCCACCTCCGGCGTGATGATGTCCTCTACGCCATCATCATTGCCTTCATCGGGGTCCACTAGTTTCTCTTGCGCGATGAACACCGTTTGTGACGGCAATCCGCGGAAGTTCATTATCTGGGTCTTCATGATTTCACCGACCGTTCCCCAGTCTCCCTTCGTCATGGTGCCCCATGATCCGGGTGGTTTCTTGCCGGCGAATTTGGCTTTGGATTTCCTGCCGCCCACATCAGCAACGACTAATCCCTGCAGCTGGGTGAGCGTATCGATGACCACAGTCTTGTAGCGCTGGCCGCGCTTATTGTGTAGCAGCCACCAGTATATCGCCTCAAACTCTTCAAGTGTCTGCGGCTCGGCGATGTCCACACCATCCATGTCCGAGACGCTCTCGTCGCCTTCGTCCTTGATATCGATGATGAGAACCGGCTTCGGGAAGCTAGCACTGACTGTGGTCTTGCCAGTGCCGCTTCGGCCATAGATCAGGTATGTCCGCTTACGGTTGTGCGGATCGGTGGCCTTGCGCACCGCGATCTCTCTGCCATCCTGTTGATGTCGAGCGCCGGATACGCGTTGGTCCTTCGTCGAACCGGTACGCTCGCTCCGCCTGAGCCTCGTGGTGCCGTTCGCGGCGGACTTGTGCAGCTTTTTCTTCAATCGCCTGGCGGATACGCTCATGCTCGGCTCTCGCTTCCTGTGGGAATTTGTAGCACCATTTAATCAACTCTTCCACTGTGGGAAGTTCCTTGAAGAGGTTACGGTGCTCCGCCTCCTCAAGCCGTACGCCGCGGGCGAACTTATCAAGCTCTTTCCGCTCAAGTCTCATCCTCTTGTTCGTCCCCAACCGACTCGCCTGTTTCAGTGTCAACTGCATATTGAGTCCTCTTAACGAAGTCATAGTCCAACCCGAGTAGACGGGCTTGACACAGGTTATTAAACTGGCAGCTGTCACAATGCCAGTCCAGGTTTCTCCCCTTACGCTTACCATGCCCGCGCTCGATCTCTCTGGCTGTGGTGATGAAATCCCTTAGGAGTATTCGCTCCACCTCAGGATTGCGAGGCATGAACACGCGATTATAGTAACGCGACTGGTTCTCCACAGCAACATCTAAGAGATGTCTCACTTGATCCTTGTCGAGATTTTTATGCTTCTTCAGGAACCGGCGTACAACCACAGGGAGAGTGACGATAGCGGCCTTACTTATCGATCCGTCCTTATTGATCTTAGGCTCCGACGGTCCCTTCGACCATATGAGGTCCCACATGGTGCCGTCCAACGGTTTCATACCAAGTTCTTCCCACATCCTGTGGTAAACCGTTGACTGGACGTTACGCCACATCTGAGAGTCGCTCAGTTGCTTCTTACCGGTCTTTCTATCCGATAGCCATGTCCGCTTGTTGCGTGTACGAACTACCCAGTCCGCCTTGCCGGTCAGCCGTATAGTTGGCGTAAGCGTTATCTCCATATCGTGCTCGGCTAGGCGGTCGCGAAACATCACTGGCTTAACTGGATTGCTGGCCCAGTACTCCTCGTAGCCAGTCATAATGTCGATGGAGTCTTGGATGATGTCCCCGTACTCTTCTCTCTCGGTTTCAAAGAGGTTCAGCTCCTCTATGCTGAGTTCGTCTACTGCGTTTTGTATCGGCTTGCCGCAGACTTGTAGCTCACCCATCCTGTGGATAAGCGTTCCCATCTTTAGCGGGCGCGGCCCTTTCTTCTTACGCAGATTTTCTACGTAGGCGTAGTGGTATGACCGGCGACACTTACGCCAAGCCTTGATCTTCGATTGGCTAACTTTCAGCATCGCCGGTTATTCCTTACCTAGGTCCTTGCCATACGTATACTTTAACGGATACCCCTTCGATGGAATGGAAGCCGATCAGTTTTTCAGACTCAGGCAACTCATCAAAACCCCCGTCTTCGTAGTCTTGATCTCCTGTGATGGTTCCATCCTCATCGAAGTATTTTTCATTGATCTCGTCCACCAATCGTCCCAGCCGATGATTACCGTTTTTCTGATAATCCCAACCAAGCTGCTCACATACACCGAATTGCGTTGCTACTCGAGCAGTTTTAATTGCTTCCCTAACTTTGTCACGATTGGTAGGGGCTTTAATCAGTTTCAATGTGGCCATTTGCCAGCTCCTATGGGATCATCAGTTTTAACGGCGGGAACTTCGAATGCATACGAGACTTACTCATCAGCATCATCGGAGGAACTTGTCCACCCATAATGCCTACCCACACCTTTTTGGTGTTTTGTATCTCCATGATCTCTACCCAGTCGAACTCCCAACATGAGACGATCAGGCTGCTATCTGGAGTCCGGAACGCGGGGAGCGGGAGGATTCCCGCTTCGCCGGTGAAGAGAACGTTACTACCTTGGAAGCTTGCTGGGATTGCCATCTCTCTAATGTCACTCCTTTGGACCATGGGCCAATCTTGGCCTCGCCTTCGATTGGAACTTTCATGTGGATGTTGAGCTCGTCCATCAGCTTTGGCCGACGCATGATTTGCAGCACGCGTCGATACACCTGTGGGACGTATTTCTTCTTTACCAGGAAAATGATACTATCGTGAACTGTACCGCATAAACGAACTTTGTCAATGCCGTACTCCTCCGACATTTGTATAGCAACCATCAGGTTTAGTTCGTTGGCAAAACCTTGGACAGGACTGTTGATTGCCTGACGCTCTGCCTCACGACGTTGCGGCGTATCTTCGCTAAGGAGGGCGTGGGGCAGGCGACGCCGGCGTCCGCTAAGCGACGTGACATAGCCCTGTGTTCTCGCCGTATTTTTCTGGCGGCGATGCCAACTTTCCAACTCGGGATAGAGCTCAAAGAAGTTCGTCCGACTCTCTTGCGCTTGTTCGTCATCCACATCTACCCCATAGTTGTCGCGTGCATAGATCTTAAACTTCTTCCACCACATACCGTAGAGATATCCGAAGTTCACGGCCTTGGCTTTCTTACGTAGCTCTTTCCACGCCGGCAGTATATCGATACAGGCATCGGGTCCCGCTTTAAGCATGAGACGGATTGCCTCGTTATACTTGACGGGTTTCCCGGCGAGCGCCTTACCTGTGAATAGGACCTCTTTCTTTTTACCACGCCCACGTTGAATTTCTGTTAAGGCTGTCAGCCAGTGCGCATCGCCGCCGCTGGTGAAGACCTTGATGAGAGACTTACTACGCGCCAGCTCCGCGGCAATACGCAGCTCGATCTGACTTAGATCTGCTTCGATGAATTCCCAGCCAGGAGGTGCGGTGATGAGCGAGCGTATGAAGCCGTCACGCGGAACCTGCTGCAGGTTGGGGTTCTCGCATGACAGCCGCCCAGTGACTGTGCCGTGTAGCTTGAAGCTCGGGTGCAACCAGCTGTTAACGAGGTAGGGTTTCCAGCCTTCGATGAAGAAGCTTCGCTGCTGCTTCGCACCGCGGAACTCAATGAGTGCGCGGGCGAGAGGATGGTCTGTGCGCATGAGCACGGACTCAGAGACCGACGGATTACCCTTCTCCGTTCGTTCAACCACAGGGAGCTTCAGACGGTTATATAAGAGATCCGCCACCTGTGGTGGTGAGCCCCAGTTAAAGTCCTCTGGGAAATCTTTGACCTTCGCCGTGCATTCGGCAAGTTTCTTCTCCGCTTCGATGATACGGCGATCCAACTCAAGCTCAGCCTTCTTGAACTGGCTCACGTCAACGTAGACGCCGTTAAACTCGATCTGAACGAACAATCGTAGAACCGGCATCATGATCCGGTGAAATACCTGTCGGACGCCTAGCTCGTTCCTGAGCATCATCGCGAACACATGCTTCAGCTGCAGCGTATAGTAGCCGTCATGCGCAGCGTAGAACGATAGCTCCTTCATCGGACCGTCGACTTTAGTCTCTCGATCCACATCCCAGTCAGGCGCGCCGAGATACACTTGAGCCAGGCGCTTCAGTCCGTGGTTACTGTTCTCGTCCAGAAGGTAGTGAGCTATCATCGTGTCGAAGTAGGCAAACATCTGCCAGTCTACATTGAAGTGGACCTTCATCCACAGGTAGTCGAACTTCCCATTGTGAGTGATCAGGCGGACGTTACGCTTTCGGATACGCCGGTCGATCATAGCCACGACTTCCTCGAAGTCGTACCAGGGACTCTCCCTGTGGTGACCAGGAACCACCCACTGCTTTCCGCGGATTGCGAAGACAAGCGCGGTCACGCGCGAATGCCTTTGCCAGGGAAATAGTCCTGTGGTCTCTATGTCGAATGCTACCTCGCCGCGCAGCTTCGCCAGCATACGCATGAGTTTCTTCTTCGTATCGACCAGAGTATAGTGAAGCTTCTTCTCGCGCGGAATCTCTCCCGCTGCGATGATGTCAGCGAAGAGCTTTATGTCACGGTCGATGGTGGCTTCTGTGGCGGGATCGTAGAAGATATAACCGGGCGTCCACGTTGGAAGGTAGATGATGCCGCGGTGCTCGAACGGTCTCCCACGAGCTTTGTTGATGCCCTTCATACTCTTGATGGAGAATATAGCGGCGTTGCCCATCAGGAGAACGAACTTCGGTTTTATCTTCCGGATCTGTTTGAATACATAGAGACGGCACGACTTTATCTGCGCCTCTGTGGGTTTCTTCCCGCGCGGTGGCTCGCAATTGACAGCGCTAGCGAAGTACGGATTGTGAATGCCGTGCCGAGATAGGAGCGCGCGAATGCGCCCATTATTGCCGCGGGCATCGGGCGTCTCTCCGATGACCATAACCTCGGATTGTTCCTGTCCGCGCAGGATATCGCATACCTTCGCACATCCGGCGCTGAGGCGGCACCGGGTGCAATTGCTATCACGCATAGAGACTCTCGGGATCGATGGGGGTGGAATGACCGTGACGAGTAATGTACCCGGCGGGCGTGACCTTGTAAACTTCCATGACGCGCGCTAGATGATCGAGCGGCACTGTGCTTCTGAACTCGATCCCGTAAAAAAGACGCACAATCTTGTGGCGTCTATTGTAGATGATGTTGGCACAATCCGAACATGGGCTATGGCTCACATATAGGTCATACTCACAGCCATCGTGAAGTGCGGCTCTTCCGATAGCGTTGGCTTCAGCGTGGATAGACCTACTGCATGGCTCATGTGTGAGACATTCTGGCCCACAGTGTGATGCGCCAGGCTTAGGGCCGTTGTATCCCATGCTGATGACTGTACGGGTCATATGACAGAACACGAGGGCGCCGACGTTGAGCCGAGAGCACGTCGAACGCTCACTCGCTAGGATTGCATGACGCATCAGGTGAAGGGGCCGGCTCGGTCGTGTTGTCATCTGTCTCGTATCTCCAGCCGTCAAACTCGCCACAGTAGTCATTGTCTTTTACTTTGGGCCATACGGCCTCTACCTCGGTTACTCCCTCATACACCATGGCTACAGGAATGGGAGGGAATCTCCGGCATTGTCCTTTGATGAAACCCAGCTCCAACGACTTACTTCTGGGTTTCATCATGTGGGTACAGTTCTGGCACTTTGGTTTCATATCGTGGCCATGTCTGACATGAAGCGCTCGAGGATTTCTTGCGCGGTTGGTATCCGGACCTTCGTGTCGCCCCATTGCTGGCGCTGCATCAGATTGCCGATGCGTTGGTGCCACACTTTCATCTTTCCAATGACCGCAACTTTGACGCGATCACGTTCGGTCTTGAAGCGCCGTGCGGCGCGGTCGAGAACTGGGCGATGGATGTTTGCCCATGTATCCTTGGTCTTCTCGTAGTGGCGCTCGCTAGCATTGGCGCCGTCGGTGCGGTAGAGGGGCGCCGACAATAGCGCCGCCTCGAGCTCACGTTGGTAAGCGAGGGCTTGCAGCAGCTGGTCGCGCAGGCGCTCATTTTCCGATTGCAGGCGATCGAGGGCTAATGCCGATATGGTATTCATTACAACCTCCCTTAGCGACAGGCGGAGTCTTGAAGACTCCCATCCAATCATTCTTGAACAGGTGCAGACTGGCGATGGTCATGAAGAACTCGCCGGGCAAAACGTGGAACCAGTTATCCGGGTCGCGTTCGCGCAAGCGTTCAATGAACCACAGGCATAGTCTTGCTGTTAGATATATATCATCTCGGAAATGCCGCAGCAAGTCACAAGATCGCATATGGTAGTTTATATGCAACTTATCATTGCGTCGGAACAGCTGATAGCCGAGCGTACAGGGGGTTCTTCCCATGTGGTGAGTGCCCGTGTCCTCCGGAAAGAAAATCGGGATGTAGGCCTGCCGAGTCATCGGATCGCGGACGAGCAAGTCGATAACATCGTTCAAGTCGCCGAGGCGATGGTAGATGCCGATGTTCTGCTCTTCCTCGTTACGCTCGAGGTACTCCCACTCACCCGCCCAGCGTGGCCAATAACGTTCCATGTAGTTGTGGTTAAACCGGCCCTCATTGTCGCGGAACTTATCCGCACTGTTGGCGTATGGCCATCTCGCCCATTGTACGCCGGGATTGATCGGTTCGCCACCGACACGCTCGGCGAAGTGATCATCGGCCCATGGCAGGTTCGGCTTAATATCAGCTCGGAATTTCTCGAGGCATCCCTCGAGCGTCGCCGGCCCGAACATGCTGACGGTAAAGCAGACGTTCATCAGCTCAAATGTCGCCATCTCTGGCTTTGTTGACACGTCCACTGATTGCCAGAACGACGGGGGAACCAAAGTTGCATAGGCCTCCATATCCCTGTGGACCATATCAATGGCGGCGGCGAAGTTGGGGAAGTGCATCATTTCCGGTATCCTGGATGGTTTTTGCGAAGATAGGCCATCAGCTTATCTGGGTCCTTGATCAGCTTAGCCGATGTGTCGCGAACTCTACACGCCTGCGAAAACTTGTCAATGCCGCGGCCGAACTCGTCGCACAGGTAGCGGGCTGTCCACTTCACCACCCAATTGTAGAAGTATGGATCCAAAGCTTTAAGGAGCTTAAGCTGAGTGATGGGCTCTTTCTGCATTGGGATGAGCGTCACCCAATACATCGGATGTGCTGTCGCATTGGCGAAGTGGAAGTTGACCTGTGAGTCCGTGACACCGAACGGCTTAAGGAGGACTTCGCGCAGGAATACGAGGTCCGCCGGAAACTTCTTGAAGAGCTCAGTTGTGCGGTAGAATAGGTCCGTTTGAACCTGCCCCTTCTTAAGCAGCGTGAGGGTTACAGCTTGTATGCAAGGTCCCATAACGCTTGCGCGTTTAGCCTTCCGGTCTGGGTCAGCTTTGAGTAGATGATTGTAGCAATGGAAACCCACACTTCCGTATTTCCCCTGGTCCTTCCGTCGCTCCCACAGTTGGAGTGCCATGTCTCTACTCGCAGCGTTAATGTAGTTCCGCTCGAGTTGCCGCATTTTGTGGCCACTGTAACCAATGTCGGACAGTTGCAAGTCATCGCCTAGCCCGTCTGGCAAACTCCAAGTAAGCCCTCGAAGGATTTTACGATTACCGGCGAAGAGGACATTATCTGTTCGGAAGGCCGACTCTCGGCAAAGCTTGAGCCACTGATCTCGCACGGTTTTTCCTCTGCTGTGGTGTTACGCGACTGCACTAGGTCGTGCAGTGACGCGGCTTGCCATCCCTGTGGCTTGATCAGATCAGTCGGCGACTGTCGCTTGTTGTCGCTGACGCCGGCCAGCTCTTTCGCCATGTTCGCTTCATGGACACGCATGAAGCCCTCTTCAAAATCCCATCCGCGATTGATCGCCATGCCGACGGCGAAGTAGACGAGATCAATGAGGGCATCAAACATGGCTGCATCGTCTTCTGTGCGGGCATCGATCAATCGTAACTCCATAGCCGTACGGAATTCGATGATCTCCTCTTCAAGGAAACCACAGGAGAGTATGAGGTCCGATGGCGGTATGTCGGTGGGCTCATGCGGGATCGGCAATCCGAACTTGCGTCGGAACTCGATTACGCGCTCAACTATCATTCTGCAAGGATCCTTCTGTCCAGGTTGAGGAGTTGGTGCAATCCGCCGACATGGGCTAGCTCCATAAGGTGAGTGTCGGTGCGGCGGTAGATATACTGTGCGGTGTTCATCATCCGCGCATCGTATGCGGCGCAGATGTTCGCATGAGCGCCAGCGAGCCTATCGAAGTGCTCCTGGCTTTCGTGGGCGTGCTTCTTATGCGACGGCGGAAGGTGGTGTGTGGTGGGTCGGACGTAGATGATGAACGGGCGACTGGCGAAGAAGTCTCGGACTTCCTCAATCTTGAGGATGCTCCCTCTTCCCATCACAGGACCGTAGATGCCTTCGCTGATGCATGGGTGACGGTCGAATATCACATTGTCCATGGCGAGGCATCGTGCGACGCGAGCATGAAATTCATCGTTCGATTTGGGCGGCCCTTCGCCTTGAATGAGCGGCAATCCCATGACTTTAGATAACCGGTTTCCGAGGGTCGTTTTGCCACCGTGATCCGGACCTTCAAGAACGATGTTCATTTCAAGGCGCGTCCTTTGCTGATTGACTTGGGAGCGTTGAATATTGCATAAACATTATCCACACGCAATCGGGAAAGAGTCATGCGATCATTGATACATGCACGCGACGCTGCCGAGGCCATCCCCATCCCATACCAAACCTTGATGAGTCGGATCCGGAGAGGACAACTGGCTGCCGTGAAGATAGGGCCTAGCGTATTCATCGAAGAAGGGGAAGTCCGCCGACATGCTGGTAACCAAGATATGGTCGATGCAACCAGGAAAGTATTTCTGTCTGAGCACTCGACCGAGGGGACAGGCCAAGGGCCCACTAAAGAACTACTGGTTCGAGAAGTACGAGTTCCATCTTGTCGCAAAAAAGATAAGGCAGCTTAGGGACGATTTCAATGTCTGGTTCTGCGCCCACGGATTTAACGCTCGTCGCCGACATACAGACCATGCTGAGGTATCGCACTTTCTATATGCTGACCTCGATGGGATGCATCCAAATGCTTGTCCGATCCGCCCATCCATGGCAGTTATGTCATCGCCAGGACGGTACACTGGTTATTGGTATGTCGGACAAGCCATCGATTGGGAGCGAGATAACCAGGCCTGGACACAGCTTATTGGTGCCGACCCGGGAGGGTGGGACCCAACGCAAGTACTAAGAGTTCCCACCTCGTATAACCACAAGTACAGCAATTCCCCGCTGGTCAAATCCCTGTGGCAAACCGG